TGAGTCGGTAAAGCTCGCCGCGGCTTCTACTGGGGCACATACGTGCAATATATCCAGCGCCCTGAAGGGACACCTCAAGACCTCAAGAGGGTTCGTCTGGAGACGAGTTAAGGAGAAGGAGAGTGATTTAATAAACGATGAGCTATGAACGCATCTCTGCCCGTGAACATATACTTTTACGCCCAGACACATATGTGGGATCAGTCGCCACTGACACTTCCCCCAATTTCGTTCGTGAAGGAAATGCATTCGTTTCTCGTGTTCTTTCTGCACCTCCTGCGCTGGTGAAGATCTTTGACGAGGTTCTTGTAAACGCAATCGATCAGTATTCACTCCATCCCAAGAAGGTCTCAAAGATTGAGGTCTCTGTATCTGATGATGGAATTTTGATCCGAAATTTTGGGGTTGCTATTCCCATCAAGAAACATGACACCGAGAAAAATCCAGACGGAACGGCAATTTGGATACCTTCCATGATTCTAGGTAGCCTCTTGACGAGTTCTAATTACAACGATGATGAACAGCGTGTCACTGGTGGTAGAAATGGGTATGGTGCGAAGCTGGCGAACATCTTTTCAGAAAAGTTTTGGGTACTCATATCCGACGGAAAAACCGTTTATAGTCAGACGTGGCACGATAACATGAGCCGGTGTGAAACTCCATTCATAGAAAAACGTACCGAGCCCGTATATGTTAGTATAGGCTTCTTACCCGACTGGAAGCGTTTTGGTGGCGGTCCGGGTGACTTTGCCAAGCTCGTGGAGAAACGCACGTGGGATGCCGCCATGTGGTGCTCCAAATGTAAGGTTAGTTTCAACGGTCAAATTTTGGACGTAAATTCCCTCGAAGAGTATGCTCGGATGCACGTCGGTGACGTCCCTATCGCCAAAATGCACACCGGGGCGTCGGAACAAGGTTCCTCGCTCGACATCATCGTGGCTCATTCGACCAGTGGAGGCTTCCAGCAGTGCTCGTGGGTCAATGGCATTTGCACCATCAAGGGGGGTTCCCATGTGGACAAGGTGGTCAAGGCCCTAGTGGATGACATCACCAAGGACAAGCGGTGTATGACCCTCAAGCCTGCTCAAATCAAGGCCAGCCTCTTTGTGTTCGTCAGGGCCGTGGTGGTCAACCCCACCTTTTCCAGTCAGACAAAGGCGGAATGTACTTCCAAAATTACTGAAGTGATTGATTTGAAACCAAAATTCATCAAGGATGTTCTGGCGACGGGAGTCTTGGAAGATCTCGTTTCCAAAGGAAACTCGCTGGTGGACAAGGAACTCAAAAAGACGGATGGGGCGAAGAAGAACCGCATCACTGGAATTCCAAAGCTCGACGACGCCAACTGGGCCGGGGGGTCCAGGAGTTCCCAATGCACTCTTATCGTGACGGAAGGAGACTCGGCCAAGGCTCTCGCCATCGCGGGACTGAGCGTGGTCGGCCGTGACGCCTACGGAGTTTTCCCGCTTCGTGGGAAGCCTCGGAACGTCCGGGACGCCACGGTGAAACAGGTGACCGAGAACGAAGAGTTTTCAGCGATCAAGAAGATCATTGGCCTCCAGCACGGCAAGGTGTACTCGTCGCTCCGCGATCTGCGCTACGGCCGAATCATGATCATGACCGATGCGGATCTGGACGGGTCCCACATCAAGGGTCTGGTCCTCAATATGTTCCACGTCTATTGGCCTCAGTTGATTGAACTAGGTTTTGTGGTCTCCATGGTGACACCAGTCATCAAGGCCGGCAAGATCTGGTACTTTACGGAAGAGGCGTTCAGGGAGGCTTGCAAGGGGCAGGCGTCTCCACCGGCCGGAACAAAGTACTACAAGGGTCTGGGAACTTCTACAAGTGCCGAGGCCAAGGAGTATTTTAAGCAGATTGATCGCTTGACGGTGGCGTTTAATTCTGATCCAAAATTGAACGAATCCATGACTTTGGCATTTTCTAAATCTCTGGCAGATGATCGGAAGGTGTGGCTCACGAACCACATGGCCAAGCCTCCACATGGGATCCCGTACGGCCAGGTCAAGACTTTGACCGTGACTGACTTTGTCCACCGGGATCTGGCCAACTTTAGCGCCGAGGACATCAAGCGCTCGATCCCACACGTCGCGGACGGCCTCAAGCCCTCGCAGCGAAAGGTGATTTACGCCTGCCTCAAGAAGAACCTGACGACCGACATGAAGGTCGCCCAGCTCTCTGGCTATGTGGCCGAACACACCGCCTACCACCACGGAGAGGCGTCCCTCCAGGGAACCATCGTGAACCTGGCGCAGAATTTCGTCGGCGCGAACAACCTGAACCTCCTCGAGCCATCTGGGCAGTTTGGAACGCGTCTTGCGGGTGGCAAGGATGCGGCGAGTTCCAGGTACATCTTCACCCGACTGGCTCCCCTGACTCGCAAGATCTTTGACCCTGCTGACAATTCTATTCTAAAATATGTGATCGATGACGGTGAGAAGGTCGAGCCGGAGTTTTACGCCCCGGTCCTTCCCATGATCCTGGTGAACGGCGCGGAGGGTATCGGTACCGGCTTCAGTTGTTATGTTCCGCCGTACGACCCTGAGGTCATCAAGCACAACATATTGTGCGCCCTTGACCAGGTCGCGATGGCTCCCATGAAGCCTTACTTCAAGGGATTTAAGGGCACAATTACAAAGACCAAGGACCACACATGGGTCATGGAGGGTCTGGTCGCCAAGGAGGGGAGCCAACTGCACGTCACGGAGCTCCCGCCGGGCAAGTGGATCCAGGACTTCAAGGAGCACCTGGACGACCTGGTCGACAAGGGGACTATTCAAAAGTTTGAGAACCACTCGACGGAGACGACGCCCAACTTTCGAATCTGGGGAGGGGATGGTATGCAGGACGCCGCAAAGGACTTGGGGATGACCAAGACGATCCACACCAGCAACATGTACCTCATCGGCCCGAATGGAGCCGTCAAGAAATACGCAAGCCCCGAGGAGATTCTGGTCGACTACCTGGAGATTCGCCTGGGCCTCTACAAAAAACGCAAGTCTTGGCTCCTGGCTCAATTTGATGCTGAAATTAAGTGGCTATCGGAAAAGGCGAGGTTCATCGGTTTTGTGATCAACAAGCGCATCCAGGTCTTGAACATCCCTCTCGATGAGATCAAGGCTCAGCTCCGGACCGAAAACTTCAAGGAGGAGCTGTGGCCGAAGTTTTTGGACATCAAGACGTATCAGTACACGCGCGAAGAGGTTCTCAAGCTCAAGGATTTGTGCGAACGGCGAGTGGTTGAGAGGGACGCCCTCAAAAACACGAGCGTGTCCCAGATGTGGAAAAATAACCTGAGTGAGTTGTAGAATGGCCGAGAGGGTCTGGCAAAACGTAGTTCGACTTTCGCAACAAACACAAGCAGACGTGTTCACCTTGTTCCAGAAGGTCGAAAAGGAGTTGAATAAGCCGGTTGGAGGCACCGTCCAGTCCTTTACACCCACGTCCGTCGAAGAGTCCTTGACGCCCACGTCCATCGCCCTGAATCCCGTGAACGTCAGCGGGTTTTACAAGGTGACAGGGCCGACGGAGGTGACTTTTTACGCGACGACCGAGTGGCCCAACTTGCCGGTGGGGCTCGGCTGGACCGGCGACGGGTTCTTGGGAATCATGGGACAAATTCAGATTACAGGAGCAATTGTCGAGCCGGGGCCAGGCTTTCTCTGGTCCTTCACCTTACAGACAGACACTGACCAAAGCATCCAGGGGACTCAGTCGTGCATAGGCGCGACTCTTTATCCACCGGGCCTGATTCAATACACGAACAAGCGGACGAAGGTTCCGTTGGTCGGATACTATAAGATCGTCGCTGGAGGCCAGACGGCGTTTTACTTTACGGCTCCTCCCCCGCAGACTCTTGCGGTCGGCTGGATCGTCACCGGTCTTCCAACCGTGAGCGTTCCCATGAAGGTCACGTCGTATAGCCAGAAGTGGGCGACTCTCGAGACTATCGATGGGTCCATCCCTCCTGTAACCACCGCTGACGTCTACGTGTCGGGTATGCCGGTCATGATAGAAGAGCCGGCATTCACGAACATCTTCGTCCCTGGAAAGTTCACAAGTTTCCGGGGCGATGTCACAGACTTGTCCAAACTTCCCCCGGTCACCATGCCTTCTTCAATTTCAATTGGAAATTACCCTGAACAGAGGGACCTGAACTCAAACACCGCCTGGAACGCAGAACCAACCCCGGAGATCTTTCCACCCAGTGAGTACATCGAGTCAAAGGGGAAGGGGTTTAGTTCGGGGTCTATCTTGGCTCTTGAGGCGATCGGACCACATGAAAAGTACCTTTTGACAGACGATCTGACGAAATCTGAGTGGAATCCCGCATTCAAGAGGTATTCAAACTTCGTCATGTACCAGAAGGTGTACCAGTTTCCTCCTCCCGGTCCGGTCTACCAGGGCCAAGTGGTTCAGCTCGAGCTTCGCCCGACAGAGATGGGTCACTTGATCTCGAATATGTATCTGAGTGTGACCCTCCCGGCAAACACGTCGTCCCAAGACGTCTTCCAGTATACGGATCACGTCGGTCGCGCCCTCCTCAAGCAGGTTGACCTTCTAGTCAACGAGACGATCGTGGAGACTCTCTACGATGACTGGTACATCATCCGCGACCAGCTCTTTCTGGACGCCGACGAACAACTTGGAATGTACAACACCATTGGAGGCTCGAACCTCAACTCGCAGACAGAGCAGACGCTCATAATCCCTCTCGAATTCTTCTTCTGCCGGAGGCAATCGCATAATAACAAGGGGCGGGAGCGCCTCCGCCGCCCGTACTTTCCAGTGTGCGCCATGTGGAATCAACGTCTTTATGTGCGCTTCACATTCAATCCCAACACCTGGTGGTGCAACGCGCCTTCATCGTACAATGTGGACATCTACCCGCCAGGCACGACCATTCGACCCAGCCTCATCACCGAGGAAATTCTTCTGGAAAATGCCGAAAAGCTCTATTACACAAACACACCCCTCAAATATATAGTGAACCGTGTTCAGAGAGAGGCACCCCAGTCTTTCAAGTCGCAGACTATTCAACTTCAGTTTTCGGCGAGCTATCCAGTTCAACTTCTCACATGGTTCTTCCGAAACAAGAATTACGAGACGACGAGCGACGGCCGATACTACAACTCTAGATACTCGTATGGATACACGACGCAATATATCCAGAGCGGTGTGCAGCTTCAGTTTCCATCTGGCGAGTCCAACTACGTCGACACGGTATCGACCGCAAAGATTACTCTAAATAATACAGACATTCTCAGCACATTCCAGGGGTCTCTTTATTACACATTTAAGCAGCCTATCGAACACGCTTTGTCCATTCCGTCCAAGAACATCTACACGTACTCTTTCGGGCTCACTCCGAAAGAGTACAATCAGGGGGGTTACTTGAACTTTGCCAAACTGACTTCACAGACGTCGTATCTCCAACTCACGTTCCTTCCTGAATACACGTCTCAACTCAAACAGGGTTTCAATTTGTACATATATTACTACGGATATACTCTTTTGCAATTTCAGGGTGGGTTTGCTTCCCTTCCATTCCTTTGAGGGAATCCAGGATACCGTTGGTTATCACCCACTTCAAAAAGTTTAATTGCCCGACGGTCGTCGAGAGTCCCTGGAACTCGATGCGATCCGTCCGGCAAAAAGGATCGAAAAGCTTTTTACTGTACCCGTCCAGGCTCGACTTGTAAGCGACGTGTACCGTAAACATCTTCCCGTTGGGAGCCGTGTACGTCACGTGGTTGTGCTTCGAGTAGTTCGTCACGAACCACTCAATCTTCCGGAGGGACGGACCATGGCTCTTGCCTCCCAGGATTGCGTGCAGCTTCTGCTTGTTCATGGGTTCGTCGAAGAACTTCGCCATACTTGCGAGAAGGAAGGTTTCCTTCGACATGTTTGAAAAACGCCGAACGTTTTTAAGGCTCTTCAATTTTGAATGAGAATTGAAGGATCTTATGAAGCTGCGCGACGCACGGGCGGTCATTCCCATGGCGCCTTGACCCTCTCGACCACTTTTGGAGCCGGAGGTGGCGCCTGACACTGATGAAATTTGCAGTAGCCGTTCGATTGTGGGTTCTTCAAACACCTCTTGTGACTCCTGAGGATACCCCTACAGAACGCATCCTCTAGGCCGGCCGTGTCCCTGATCAGCCGCTCGAGTGGAATGTCGTACGTCTTGGAGACGACCTCGAGGGCCAGGGCCATTCGAAGCCCGACCCTTCGGGTCACCTCCTCTTCTATGAGCGTCAGAATCTGTTGCTCCATACCTAAGTAGGACCCTGAGCTTTTAAGGCGAAGCGCGCCAGGAATGCCCTCTTTGCATCCACCTCCACTGCGCTCGTCGTCTTGACCATGAATTTCTTGTCAAAGATGAGGTCCGCGCTCACCAAGGGGTCCAGAAGGTCCTGGACCGGCTTTTTGAACTGGTTCGTGAAATAGTACTGATAGTCTATAGGTATGCTCTTCTCACGAGCCCACACCGGGTCCTCCGCCTTTTCGAACATTCGCCCAGGTCCCTTTACAATCACGAACGGCACACGGTCGCCCTGCTGCGGCTCGGATCCGGGCGCACGCGCCTTGATCTTATCACGGACAGCCACGTGAGGCATCGGGACTTTGTAGTCCGAAGCTAGCTGCTTCGACATCAAGAGTCTGTCGGGCGCTACGCGCCCTTCCATGAGGTTCCGTGCAGCCTCGCGCGCCAGGTCTATTGCCGGCCTCGGGTCACTCGACTCGAGGATGAGGTCCAGCAACTTCTTGAGAGTCTCGCGGACGTACGGACAGCTGTCACGCCGAACAACCTGCAGACCCTTGACGTCAATCTTTTTGAAAGAGACTTTCCCGTCTCGCCCCTTCTCGTACATCCGCGCCGCGTATCGCTTCTTGCTGTAGAGCACGTACGGGAAATAAATCTTTTCAAGCTCCAGATCATTCGGCGCCTTGAAGAGCTTCGTGCACTGCTCGGCCGCTTGCTCCCCGAGCTCCCAACTGTAATCAAGCGCCTCTTGACCCTTGCGACCCTGAACATCAAACTCGACCATGACTGAGTCCGTGTCACCGTACCGCACCTTCGCGCCTGGGAAGTTCTCCTCGACGTAATTCTTCGTCTCTTCGATCATCTGGCGTCCTCGCATAGTAACGGTCGACGCAATCGCCACCAGAGGAAGCATACCCTTCGACGCCCCCGTAAACCCATAAATTGAATTCATAGAGATTTTGTACGCAAGTTGCTGACCGTTATAGACCGCCTCCATTGGCGTCCCCTCAGCCTGTGCCATCAGCTTCTTCGCCTTTTTGCGAAAAGCCTTGAGGTCCGTGAGGATCGTGGGGAGAAGGGAAACCACAGGTTTCCCGTCCGACCCCGTCTGCGCGAACCGAAAATCCCCAAACTGCTCGTACTCCACACCCGGTATGTTGTCGTACTTCGGGTTCATCACAAGCGTCGAATAGCACAGGTTATGAGCGCACATGATACTGGGATACAGGGACGCAAAGTCGAGCGCTGTGATTGGCGAGTAATACGCACCGGTCTGCGCCTCCAGGACCGTCGCGCCTTGATAGCCGTCGTCGGCCGTTGGGAATTTCGGTGCTCTGATGGTTGGAATCATAAAGTTGAGCTGTCGGGCCTTGTACGCCATCTGGCTGAAAACCTTGATCTGCTGACCCCGCTCGCTCAAAAAGGCCAAGGGGACCCAACACGCCTTGGCCATCTCAATCTGGTTCTGGATCTGGCACAGCTTCACCATCAACTTGTGCGGAAGGACCGTGTCCTGTATGCAGTAGTCAGCAACCTCCCCGAGGCGCTTGGGGTCGCCCTCCAGGTATCGGCTGAAAATCTCCTTGACCGGCATGTCGTTTTTCTGGTCATTCAAAAAGTGTTTGGAGACGTTGTTCAGCGAATAGGACTCGAGCTTGTGCTCGCGCTTGACGTCCTGGAAGAGGTCGAAGACGTATCGGCCCTTCATTGGAACCATCTTGAGCTCGTTGTTGCCGAGCGCACTCGAACTCAGGTTCTTCTCTACCAGCTCGATGACCGCACCCTTTACGCGACCCCAGACCGGGCTCAACCCACAGTGAATCGTCGCGCGGATCAGCAAGTACTCGAGGTCAAAGCCAAAGATGTTCCAGCCCGTGATAATGTCAGGATCGGTCTTGATCAAGTATTTCTCGAACGCCTTGAGGAGTTCCTTCTCCGTCTGGAAACTCTCGCAATCGGGCGCGTCCGTCTGTTTGAGGCACAGACACTTGCGTTCGAGAGGTTCTTGGCTCCCAAAGGCGCCGGTCGTCATGCCAATCTGGAACACGACATCCGCGGGCCTCTTGGCGTCCGGGAAACCG